AACCCCCCCCCGCCGGTGGAGCGACGGTGGGGCGATCTTAAACATTCCATTATACAAAATAGTCTGTCCCATAATTGCCGCTTACGAGGGTTACCGGACGAAGAAAATGCAAGGTGTTCTTTGTGGAAGATTCCAAATTGAAATTCTTGAACGAACGTTCTAAAATATGGAGGTACACCAAATGCAGAGCATCAATATCAGAATGGAAAACGGGAAGATCAACGTCATCGTAGACGGGGCGCTTTTCAAAGACGTCCACAGTCTGAGCCTGGACTACATCAAAGGAGCGCCCATGCTCTTTGCCTGCGTCTCGGATGTAGGCGGCGAAAAGCGGGAGCAGTGGCAGAACTCTAAATTTATGAGTTAGACGTAATAAGGATTCGGCTTCAGCAAGATTGTGATAGTGTCAATGACCCATCCAATCCCGCACAACCCAAGTGTAAAGAGATACAGGATTCCTGTTCCGACTTTGCCCTCATAGAATTTATGCGCACCGATCATACCGAAGAAAAGGCAAAGGAAGAATGAAACCCATTTGTTCTTCGGACGACCATACCCGCGGATAGTATTCACGTTCGCATTTGTGTTCGTGTTATTGATTACGACGTTCGGCTGCGCGGACTTTAATTCTTCAACTTGCTTTCCACATTTCGGGCAAATCACGCAGTCCTTGTCGATGATCGCACCACAAAATTTGCAAAACTTTTGATTTTCGGTTGGAACGGGTCTTTCTACAGTGTCCATCTTATTTTCCTCTTTTCTATTTTTGGGTGTAAACATTGCGCTATAATATTATTTAGGGTGGCAGCCTCCACAAGGTGAATACCCAGAATTCTGCGCATCTTCTATGCTATCGAACCAGATTTCGTTCCCTGGGAGGATTTCCTTTGCAAAGCGGCAACTCGGATTATGGTATTTATCCGAGTCAACACTTCCAACGTATACACCTGATGATTTCTGTGATGTTGGTTCGGATGCTTCAATCGGAGCGTCTGGCGCAACGGGTTCGATATCGGAAGCAGTGGAATCACCGAAAGACGTTTGCGCGGTTTTATCTGAGATGGGAACCTCGGGCTGGTCCTGAACAATCGGTTCTGCGGGCTCCGGCGCTTCTGGAGAAGAGCCAACCTTTGCGTCAGGAACGGCGATTTTTTCTGGTTCCCTCTCTTTATCTGGTTCTCTCTTCGCGGTTTTTGCCGTGCATCCAGTCAGAAGAAGCACAGCTAGAAAAAGCGCAAGCATTCTTTTCATTGTAAAAATCCCTCATAGTCAAAATTTGATTTGATACTACGATTTTACCAACAGAGTTTGACAGCCTCAAGAACGAATCTACACAAAAAGAAACGATAAAATTTGGAGGTTAAGAAAAGGACGGCGGAAGTGGAGACAGGAGATTATAATGGATGAAAAGGAAATCGCAACGATTAAAGAATTGACAGAAACACTTATGAGACTTACACCAGAGAAACTCAACCTTTTTCTATCTGCTGCGCAAGAGTTAATAACGCAGACGCAAGTTCAGGACGATCTAGGCAAATATTTATGATCTTCTGAATTGATTCCGGCAAATCACAGACACGCGCTTCGCCATCGGCGGGGCGCTCTTTTTTTATGCCCACAGACGGGTCATCGGTTTCGCCGGTCAAGTAAGATACTGGCACATCAAGCGCGTTAGCAACTGCGGCGAGTCGTTCATAGCTCGGAACAGACTTATCCCATCTGCCGATGACACCATTCCCGAATCCAAGCTGTTTTTCCAGTTTGGATATAGAAGTTTTCTTTTCCTTGCATAGCGCTTTGATTTTATCGAGCATATACTGCACCTTAAAAAATTAGACTAAACGCGAAAATAGTTCTTGACTTTTAGGGCAAACTCTAATATACTTAGAGACGTGAAGGGTACAAAAAACCTAGCCCCTCACCAAGACGGACTTTTAGAAGATATTTAATTGCCTTGACACGCTTATATTAGACTATCTTCTAACATCTGTCAAGTAGTATTCGTACAGATTGGAGGGATTTTTTTGATTTATGAGAATGTCAAGCGCCTTTGTACGAAGCACAAGACGAATATTGCGACCGTAGAAAAGGCGTGCGGCATTGCCAACGGCACAATCGGAAAGTGGGCAGGAAAGGACGCTGCCCCGCGCATCGACACTGTAAAAGCGATTGCAGACTATTTTGGCGTATCGGTCGACTCGCTGCTACAGAAGCCGAGAAAACGGAAGGAACCTTGAGCCTTATAAAAGAGGCTCAGACGGAAAAGGAGGAAACATGAGTAACGAAGAGGCTAACGAGCTGTGGGATGAAATTGGAAAGCGTGCAACCGTTAGAAGTAGGGTTGCGGCTAAAGTTGTGAGGGAAGGAAAGAACATAAGGCTAAAAATAGAAGTCGGCGGAGACGAACTACTTTTACTTTTTGCATATGCAGGATGTTCATTATCCGACGCCAGCGCCGACTGCATCAGAAAGAGGAACTTTACGTGGTACTTGAACTTACGTGAGGAAAAGGAGAAAACATGAACCACATTGATAGCGTGGTAACACTTCCGGTAATACCACGGTATTACCTTTAGGAAATGGAAATGGAATAGATAGTATTTCTCTAATCTTAGAAAAAGAAAAAGGAGAGATAGGATGTTAAATCGAGCAACAATTTCGCCGCAAGAAGCGGTAGAGATTCTGCGAGAAAACGGCATGCAGATCGGTGTTGAGGTCCTTAGGCTGGGACTGCAACAGGGCGTTTTCCCGTTTGGTAAGGCGGTAAAAACCGAGAAAGCACCTGTCTACTGGGTTTTTCCGAAGGACCTTAATGCTTGGATTGAGCGGCATTTAAAGGATGGACCCACTAAGAACGGGGAATTTGTGGAGGTACATGATGACTGACGTTGAATATATCCTTGAGGCGAATCACCGGCGCGCAAGAGAGCGCGAACTCGGCGAGCGGTGGGACAAGATTATCCGGCAGCGGAAAAGGAAGTCGGAGCTTTTGAAGGCTTCGGAGGCGTTCTGCTTCTCGATTGGCTGCGTCCTTCTGGGCGGCACGGCGGTCCTGCTGGGATTCGGGCTGTTCCAGGCGGCGTTCACGCTTGTCGGCGCGGCGGTGATCTTCTTCGGCGGCGCGGTGCTGTTATGATTTACCCGTGCAAGAAATGCACCCACGATACAGGCAAGTGCCGCTGCCTTGACTGGCAGAGATGGTTCTCCGTTGAGTTTGAGGCAGAAGCGGCGAAGGTGCTTGCTGCGACGCACGCAGAGCCGTTGCCGGCGCCGCCGAAGATATTCTATCGCGAGATTGTTTTCAGTTCGATCTTCACGCAGCTTTGGAGGTAGCTATGACGCAGGCTGAACGGGTTTTGAAGTACCTGCGCGACTTCGGCAGCATTACGCAGCTTGAGGCGATGCAGGACCTCGGCTGCATGCGGCTTGGAGCGCGTGTCTACGATCTGAAGCGCGAAGGGTACAACATCCGGCGCGACATGGAAACGAGCAAGAACCGGTATGGCGAGGATACGAGCTATGCCAGATACAGGTTGGTGGAATGATGAAAGATAAGCAGCAAGCGCAATGTATGTTTGACCGGTTCGGCGCTGAGATTTACGAAGGCGAAGAATACTTCGCCGGAAATGAAGGAAATGTCTTCGTGTGTGATTCTGAGAACTTTGACCCGGGAAATCATGTCATTTGCGATCTGGTAGAGACGATGGGAACAAAGTGGATATTGGAGCGGCTGGGGTATCAGAAGAAGACGTTCTGCCCCGGCTGAGAAGGAGGGAACATGGCGAACTTTGAAACAGGAGTCAGCGGATATATTCAAGTCGAAGCAACGGTTCGTATGTCGTTCCCCGTGGACTTGAAAGGCAATGCGTACATCTGCTGTGATGCCTGCCGGTTTTACCGCCAGAGCGCCAGAAGATGCGCATTGACAGACGAACCGATTTTGTGGGCTGGCAGATATGTTGGGCGGGAATGCCCGTTTGAAAGGATGGATGAAAATGAAGCAATTCAGGCTGCTGCGACCGGATGAGATCGAGTGCCGTGTGGCACAGTGCAACGAAAAGGGCGCGTCGATTCTGCTGTACAAGACGGCAAGAACGGATGCGGACTTGCTTGACGAGACGGTAGGCGCGCAGAACTGGGAGAATGATTTTAAGCTGGTCGATGGCGTTCTGTACGGCGGCATCGGCGTGGACTACAACACAAACGGTCATCCCATTTGGAAATGGGACGCAGGCACAGAGAGCAACACAGAGGCTGAGAAGGGGCGAGCTTCGGACGCATTCAAACGCGCCGGTTTCAAGCACGGCATTGGCAGAGAACTTTACTCTGCACCGTTTATCTGGATTGACGCGACGAAGTGCCAGAGACTTAAAAAGAACGACAAGACGGGTCGCTGGCAATGCTCTGACCAGTTTGACGTGACGGAGATCACCTACGACGAGCAGGAGCGAATCAAAACGCTGACGCTTGCATCGAAGGGAAAGCCGGTCTACACCTTCGGACACGGTGGGAAAGCTGAGACACCGAGCACCCCGCGCCTTGTCTGCGCGGACTGTAAAGGCGAGATCACGCAGATCGTAGAAGGTGGCACACAGTTTACCGCTTTGCAGGTCGCAGAGAAGACGAGAAAGCGCTTTGGCAGGTGCCTTTGCTGGAACTGCGCGAGTAAGGCATGATAGAACTGAACATCGTTGAAGTCTCGTGGAGCGTGGACGCTTCGGGGAGCTGGCTGAAGCTCAAGCCTGAATTTCCGGCGCAAGCCCGGATGGTTGCCGGGGAACTTGACCCACAAAAGAAACACATAGTCACGATCAAGGAATTTCGCAAGAAGCGGAGCCTGGACGCCAACGCTTATTTTCATCTCCTTGTCGGGAAAATCTCGGATGTGACGCACATAGGGTTCGAGGATGTCAAAACGAACCTTGTCACGGAATACGGAACCATTGAACGGGACAACGACGGTATGAAGGTTGGCTTCAAGCTGCCGGTTTCTGTGGATGTCAGCCGGATTTACCGCTATGTAAAGTGCTTCGACACGCGAACCGAGGGTGGCGTAACCTTTAACTGCTATATCGTTTTCAAACAGACCCATTTGATGGATAGCAGGGAAATGTCGCGCTTAATTGAAGGAGCCGTGCAAGAGGCGCAGAACTTAGGTATTGAAACGCTTACGCCGGGAGAACTGGCACGGATGAATTTAGAATGGGGTGAAAAAAACGGAAGAATGGAGACCAGTTAAAGGTTACGAAGGGCTTTATGAAGTGAGCAACTTCGGGGGAGTTCGTTCCGTCGCACGTTGCTTAACAAGGAAGAATGGCCGGACGTTTCACTATTTCGGAAAGGAACTAAAGCAAAATCCAAACAGCAAAGGATATATGCGTGTACCGCTGTCCGACATGGGCGGGCATAAAAAGCGCCATTTTGTACATAGGCTTGTAGCTGATGCATTTGAGTGCCCCGGTAACGGCGATGTCGTAAACCACAAAGATTTTAACCCATTGAACAATCATGCCGACAATCTCGAATACACGACTATTTACGGGAATTATGCTTATTCTGCAAATCATGGGAGGTATGTACGGACAGAAGAATGGCTGTCACGGCTTAAGAGGACATTAGATTCTAAATTTGCAAAGCCGGTAATCGGAAAGAACATAACCACGGGTGAGATAATTCGTTTTTCTGCATTGAATGATTGCAAAAATGCTGGATTCCAGCCAAGCTGCGTAAGTAATTGCTGCAAAGGGAAACGGAGCACCCACAAGGGTTATATATGGAGGTACGATGCGTAGGGAAACGAGCAAAACAAAGATCCCAGAGAAGGTCAAGAAAGCCGTCTGGGAGCGTGACGGAGGGCGCTGCATCGTCTGCCTCCGCCCCGGCAATCCGTGGTGCCACTTCATCCCACGCTCGCAGGGCGGGCTTGGAATCGAGCAGAACATTGTGACGTTATGCAATAAGTGCCACGAAGACTTTGACCAGACGGCAAAGAGAGATCACATGAAAGCGTACATCAGGTGGTATCTCAAGATGAAATATCCCAATTGGGAGGAAACGAAACTGGTTTATAAGAAAGGAATGTAAACATGGAATCTTATGTGAAACTGAGCACGGAAAAGTATGAGGAATTGGCAAAGAAGTGCCTGATGCTCGATATGCTCGTTGAATCGTACAAGAAGATGCCCTCATATCGTTTCGATGACGTCCTGGAAGTCTACTTTGGAACGCGGGAAACTGCCGAAAAGGAGAACAAAGAATGCTGAACCACATTGTTATCATGGGCAGAATGACTCGAGACCCGGAACTGAGAAAGACGCAGAGCGGAACGTCCGTTGCATCCTTCACGCTGGCGGTTGACCGAGATTTTACGCCGGAGGGCGGAGAGAAAGAGACGGACTTTATCGACTGCGTCGCTTGGAAGGGAACCGCTGATTTTGTCAGCGGATACTTCTTCAAGGGCAGCATGGCGGTCGTAGACGGACGGCTGCAGCTGCGCGACTGGAAGGACAAGGACGGAAACAAGCGCCGGTCTGCTGAGGTCGTGGCGAACCGCGTTTATTTCGGCGAAGGGAAGAAATCTTCGGAGCCACAGAACCCGGAAAACCCCGGCGGGTTTACGATGATGGACGACGATTCGGACCCTCCGTTCTAGGGGGGGCTGAGATATGCCGAACAGGATCATCAAAGAAAGCTTATGTGATTCGGAGCGGATCGCGTCTTTGACGGACTTTGAGTTTCGTCTTTGGGTTGGATTGATCACGCAAGCGGACGATGCAGGGCGGGGAGACGCCCGCCCTGCATACATAAAAGGCCACGTTTTCCCATTCAGAGAACGGGTCACTGCAAAGGATATTGAGTCTGCGCTCCACGCGCTGGCGGCAAAAGGCTGCGTTGCCCTCTACACGGTAGGCGGGAAGCCCTACTTTTTGTTCCCAAGCTGGGCAAGACATCAGAGAATCCGAGAATGCAAACCGAAGTTCCCCGGACCGGAAAATGCGGACGCTTGCGGCGATGCGAAGAATTCTGCGGCGAGTTGCGGCGAGTTGCCGCAAGATGCGGCGGATTGCGGCCTTAATCCGAATCCTAATCCGAATCCTAATCCGAATACGAATCTAGGTGTAGACGCGCGCGCGGCGCGCTTCACGCCCCCGAGCGTCGAGGAAGTGGCGGCTTATTGCCGGGAACGGGGAAACGGCGTGGATGCATCGCGCTTTGTCGATTTTTACAGCTCGAAGGGTTGGATGGTCGGCAAAACGAAGATGAAAGACTGGAAAGCCGCTGTGAGGAACTGGGAGCGAAGCAGTGACGCAAAAGCTACGCCTGTCAAGAAGCCGGGCTACAACGTGCAGCATCACGACGGCGATCTGAGCGACTTACAGAAAGCGGCGATTCAGCGGATGTTGGGGGAGTAGGCATGATGAAGCAGGGAATCGAGGTTTGGATTGTCATACCGGAACCGCTGCCGATTTACCCCCGGCTCATGCCGAAGCTCAGAACGCCTTTAAGGGCGCGGAAGTATCCGCAGAAGATGCAGAACAAGACGTTTTACCTCGTCAGCGTCCGGGACCCGGAGGACGGGCGGCGGAAGATTATAACCGTCCGGGAACCGGAATGCTGGGAGGCGGAAGTGACGGTGCAGGTCAGGAGGAAGACATGAATAATTTCGGACCGTGTACGCAGGACTGCCCCAACCGGAAAGCCGGTTGCAGCGCATCCTGCGTGGCGTGGCAGGCTGAGAAGGAAAGACGGCTCAAAGTTTACGGCAAACGCGCCGAGATCATCGACATAAACCAGATGACTGATGGCGGGGCGAGAAACTGCCGTAGAGCGGCAAAAGGGAAACGGAAGATAGGAGGGGAAATGTAAAACTATGACAGAAAAGGAAATAGTGCAGGCGCTGCGGTGCACGTCTACACCGGGCGACCATACAAGCAACTGCGAGCAGTGCCCATACTGGAAGAAAGAACAGCTGAACGGGCGGCTCAAAGAGAAGTTGGGAACGGATACATGGACAAGCTGCGACATTGATAAGGTCGGTCTGGACGCAGCTGACCTCATCGAGCGCCTGACCGCCGAGAACGCAGACCTGCGCAAAGAACTTGAGTGGAAGGGCATGGTTATTGCCCTCGCCCAGAGAAAGCAGGCGGAGGCAGAAGCCGAGAGGGACGCGGCAATTGTAGATCTGAAGATATTTGCCGGATGTTCCGCATGCAGACACTGCTGCAACCACCGCCGTGACCATCAAGAGTCGCTGCTGCTTACGTGCTGCGATTGCACAAAAAAGAAAAATTGCAAGTGTGGGAGTTGCAGCCTTGGACGAAGCAACTGGGAATGGCGCGGCTTGCCGGAAGAACCGGAGGAAGGAGAAAAGGCATGATAGCTGTTTTGATCAGCATTCGCCCGGAGTGGTGCGAGAAGATCATAAGCGGAGAGAAAACGATCGAGGTGCGCAAGACGCGCCCGAAGATGGATACGCCGTTTAAGTGCTACATCTACTGCACAAAACCGGAGGAAAAGCTAATCACCATTATGAAAGACGGCGATGAGAATTATGGAGAGACGTATCACGGCAAGCCGGTTTTCATAAAGACGGAAAAAGCGCCGACCACTGGCTTATGGGATAAGCGGCAAAAGGTCATCGGCGAGTTTGTATGCGACGACATTTTTGAAAGGATCGTCAGAGTAGGAACAAGCTGTGAACCGCCGAAATATTGCATCTGCGATTGGAACATGGACTGCACCCCACTTGATACGCTTCTTGCGGATGCCTGCCTGACAAAAGACGAGCTGGAGAAGTATCTGGACGGCGGCGTCGGCTACGGATGGCACATTTCCAACCTCAGAATTTACGATACGCCGCGAGAACTGCGGGAATTTTACGCTGTGCCAAATGAGGTAGAGGTAGCGCTCAAGGCAAAACCCAAGCCGGTCACCCGCCCGCCGCAGAGCTGGCGGTATGTGGAGGAATTGCCGTGAAGATTTACATAGCCGGTAAAATCACGGGCGATCAGGGGTATCAGGCGAAATTTCAAAGAGCGGCAACGGGGTTGCGGATGTGTGGGAACATCGTGCTGAATCCGGCGGATCTGCCGGAGGGGATGGAGGCTGCGGACTATATGCGCATTTGTATGGCGATGATCGACGTGGCGGACGCGGTTGTTTTCCTGCCGAACGCAAAAGAAAGCGCAGGCGCGCGCCTTGAGAAAGCATATTGTGAATACATCGGGAAGGAGATGAAATTTTGGAGCGATTAACGTTTGAGGGCAATTTCTGCGACATCGCGCAGTGCCGCGAACTGCCGTGTAAGTATGATGGAAGCTGCACGCAGAAGGAGGTATGGGAAAGGCTCAAAGCATATGAAGATTCTAGATTATCCCCGCAGGCGTGCGCAGAGGCTCGGGAAATTGAGGAAACACTTTCCGGCTGTGGTTGCTCCATCTCACGAATGGTGGAGCTGATGAAAGCCGACAAGGACGGGCGCGTCCTGATTCTGCCGTGCAAGCTGGGTACAAAAGTCTATCGAATCCGCTACAAAATTGTTGATTACCCGGGAAAACCGGAGCCGGAAATTACAACCACATGGTTTACGCCGGAATATCGTGAGGATATCGGCAGAACCGTTTTCTTCACTCGCGAAGAAGCCGAGAAGGCTTTGCAGGAAATGGAGGACAAGGCATGAAGGTAATTCTTGTCGAGAGCGACCTCATCGGCAGACTTGAGACGTTAGTCAACGGTGCTATCGAGAAATTTACGCCGGAACGCGTGGTGGACATTAAGTACAGCTCCGCGATTGATGGCAGATCCCACGAACATTATTACTCCGCGATGGTGATTCTCAAGGATGAGGAGGACAAGAAGGATGGCAACGAAACGAGTATGTGACCGCTGCGGGGCGGAGATAAACCCCGTGAGTTCTGCGACGTATGTAAACGTGCGAAGCGCGTTCCATGAAGAATCACCTGATATTGAGCTTTGCTGTTCGTGCGCGATGCAAATCAAAGAATGGCTTAAGTCGCGTGTAGAGGAGGGCAAGAAGGATGACTGAAAAGTATATCAGCAGCGCGTGGCTGCTTGAAACGATAGAAGATTACAAGAACATCAGCTGCTGGAATACCGATGTCTTGGATGCAGAAACGATCACGCGTGTGCTGGAGGTCGTGGAAAACAAAGTAAAAGGCGCACCGAGTATCGGACCGCGCAAGCTGGGAAACAAGCTTCTTGCAGCAAAAAACATCGCGCTGGAAGTGCATCTAAAGATGGTAAAAGACCATATAGAAGATGCAGAAGGAAGATACAGGCGGCACGAAAGTACCAACAACCTAATGATGATGAGCTTTTGCAAAGGGTATATCACGGCGATGTGTGAAACAAGGTCGATGCTGGAAAGGATGGTAAGCGATGGGTCAACATAAGCACAACCCGACCGCCATTGCGGCGGCAAAAGGCGAGCTGCCGCCGAAGAAGCGGGAGCAGCGGCTGACCAAACGGCAGGCAGAAAGGCTCTTGCGGCTGAAAATTATACGAACAATCGACCCATTCCACGCCTTGCCGGATGGGATGGACGAAGTTATTGCAGGAGGTATGCTTTATGGCTGATTTTATCCGGCGCGAGGATGCGTTGAAAGTTCTATGCAACAACTATGCTTACGCAGCGATGGACGTTATCAAGAGACTGCCCGCCGCCGACGTTGCGACGGTGGTGCGTTGCAAATACTGTAGACACCTTGGGGCACCCCTTTCTGGCGGATGCTACGATTGCAAAAAATATATGCTGCCGTATTGCAGACCTGATGATTTTTGCAGCCACGGCGAGTATCAGACAAATACAGGAGGTAGCAATAATGTGGCTGATTGATGCGAACCGGCTATACGACGCAGCAGAAGAAAAGTACATGGAAGATCGGAGCAAAACCGAGAATGTTATCACGCGCGTAATGTTGAGCCAAGCGCGACAGAAAATTCAGGAGCTGATTGCATATGCACCCTCGGTAGACGCTGAACCGGTCGTGCGTTGCCAAGATTGCAAGAATTTCCGTCGGAACGAAGAAAATGACCCGTACTGCGCAGATCGGAGAGGGCTTTCAGACCCGGAGCCTGACGGGTATTGCAGCTACGGAGAACGGAGGTAAGAATGAACATTACACTTTTGAAATATCCAACCGATGAGGACTGGGCGCTTGCAAAACAGTGCGCTTTGGTTACCATCGGCAAAGAGATGAAAACAGCACCGGACATGGAGTGGAAACACGCCATTCTCCGGGCGCGGCATAGCCCCATTCGGACGTTACAGTTTGCGTTTTATCTTGAGGGCGTGCCGTACTGGGTAAGCACTCATTTAGCCCGCCACGTCCACGCACAGCCGTTTATCCGCAGCCAGCGCAACGACCGGCAGGACGAATACGATCGGAACGCAGCGCGGCAGGACGCGCCGGTAGACATGATCTGGTACATGAATGCCGAAGAGCTGATGACCATTGCAGAAAAGCGGCTTTGCAGGCTGGCGGCAAAGGAGACGCGCGAGGCTGTGAAAATGATGTGCTGCCTTGTAATCGACAAATTGCCGGAGTTCAAGGGGCTGTTTGCAGCACATTGCGCGAAATACGGTGATTGCGACGAGATGAAGCCGTGCGAGACCGGAAGGAGGCTGCAAGGTGGGAACAATTCTTGCGATTGACCCCGGCAACATTCAATCCGGCTATGTGCTGGCGGAGCACGACGGGAAGGAAATCCGGAAGGTGCTGGACGTTGGGAAAGTTCCGAACGGGGAGATATTCCCCGTTCTCTGCCGGGAGTATCAGCACTTGGCAATCGAAATGGTTGCCGGTATGGGAATGCCAGTCGGGCAAGAGGTGTTTGACACCTGCTTCTGGATTGGGCGGTTCTGGGAATATGCCGAGCTTTACCGGAAGGGGTACCAGATACAGAAGATCTTCCGCCGGGAAGAAAAGCTCTACCTTTGCGGCAGAGCGTCGGCGAAGGATGCGAACATCAGACAAGCCCTCGTCGACCGCTACGCGCCCGGAGAGCCGAACTTCGGCAAGGGCACAAAGAAGAACCCCGGTTTCTTTTACGGGTTCGCCGCCGACATGTGGGCGGCTATGGCGGTGGCTGTGACGTATTTCGATAAGTACATAAGGGGGATACAGCTATGAGCACAACGAATGATCTGGCAAAGCGTATTCGCAGAAGCAACAAGGCTTATTTTGCCGCCGGTATGGAAGCCGGAAAGCAGAAAGTGGTGGACCTTTTCTTTGTGGCGGCGCATGAACTGGGCATGCTCAAAAGCCCGGCGAAGGCAAAGGAACTTCTGGACAAAATGGAGCAGCTGGACGTAGAGTACGGCGTGGCATGGCAGGGAAAGAAGGAATCCGACGATGCAATTCACCGGCTGGACTCGAGCCTTAAGAAGCTCTGCGGCCCGTTCTTTCAGCCGTTTTTCGAACGGAACGATACAATCAAGGATTGGTGGGACAAATGAAAATTGTTTTAGATCTGTTGGCGTTCATGCCCACAAGGGCGCATGAATACGATGCGGGATTAGACCTGTATTCCGCGAACGACGATGTTTACATCTATCCCGGAGAAAGCGAATTGTTTGATACCGGCGTGCATGTCCAGCTGCCCAAAAACACCGTGGGATTTCTCAAGAGCAAAAGCGGTCTGAACGTCAAGCACGGAATCACAAGCGAAGGGGTCATAGACGTCGGCTACACCGGAAGCATCATGGTCAAGCTCTACAACCACGGAAGCAAGCCTTACAAGGTCTGTAGGGGCGATAAGATCTCGCAGCTTGTTATACTGCCCTGTATCCTTCCGGAGCTGGAAGTGGTCAGCTCACTCGAGAAGACGGAACGCGAGGACAATGGGTTCGGGAGTTCGGGGAGATAGGAGGTAGATAGGAGGTTGATGTGGTGAGCAAACCGCGCTATGGGTGGTGGGGCTACGCAAAATGGATGGTACGAAGCTACAAGGGCGGTACGCTTATGACGCGCGAGGAAATCGACGCGGTAGATGCTGCTGTCGAAGAAACAAAGCAGCTTCCAGATGGCGCGGAACGGCTGAAGCTTATTGATCTGGTCCTCTGGAAGCGTACACATACCCTACAGGGCGCTGCTATGGTGGTATATGTTTCGGAGCGTACCGCTCAGGAATGGCATAGGCAGTTTATCTACTTGGTGGCAGAAAAACGTGGTTTATATTCAAAAGTTTGCGTAAGAGAGCCTTAAACATAGTGTATCGTTGAGAGCGTAGAGGTGTATCCTCTGCGCTTTCATCCTTCTTACGGCTACGCAGCGTACTGCGGAACCTCCTTTTTATGAGCTCCACCGGAAACCGCAATCCGGTGGAGCGTGAAAAGGAAGATTGGAAGGGTGAATAAGGAGGGATGAAATGGAAGTAAAGAGTTTGAAACTAGATAGCATTACGCCTTATGGGAAGAATGCAAAGAAACACGATAAACGGCAGATCAACAACGTTGCAGAAAGCATCAAGCAGTACGGCTTTGTTCAGCCGATTGTAGTTGATCGGGACGGTGTGATTGTAATCGGTCATTGCCGCGCTCTGGCGGCAAAGAAGCTGGGCATGGAAGAAGTGCCGTGCGTCTGCGTAGATGATCTGACACCGGAGCAAGTGAACGCCCTGCGGCTGGTAGATAACAAAAGCAACGAGAGCGACTGGGACTTTGACCTGCTGTCGGTCGAACTGCCGGGGCTTGACCTGTCGGCTTTTGACTTTGACTGGGGACTTCGCGACGAGCTGAACGATTCCGTTGTGGAGGATGATTATGATCCTGTTCTTCCGGCAGAGCCTAAGAGCAGACTTGGCGATGTATATCAGCTTGGAGATCATCGCCTTATGTGCGGGGATAGCACGTCTTTGACAGACGTACAGAAGCTCGTAGGGGGGGCACAGATGGACTTGCTTCTCACGGACCCGCCGTACAATGTGGACTATCAGGGCGCCGCCGGTAAAATCAAAAACGACAACATGGAAGATACAGCATTCAGGCGATTTTTGACGGATGCCTTCTCCAATGCAGCAATGGTCATGAAACCAGGTGCCCCGTTCTACATCTGGCACGCAGACAGTGAAGGGTATAACTTTCGCGGTGCGTGTAAAGACGCGATGCTGCGCGTCAGACAGTGCCTGATCTGGGTGAAGAACTCCCTTGTGATGGGGAGACAGGATTTCCAGTGGAAGCATGAACCTTGCCTCTATGGCGAGAGCGAAATCGAAGAGGAAGGGCATGAACCGTGCCTTTACGGATGGACGGAAGGCAAGAAGCATTACTTCTTCAAAAACCGAAAGCAGACAACGGTGCTTAATTTTGATAAGCCGGTAAAGTCTGCGGAGCACCCGACCATGAAGCCGATTAAACTGTTCGACTACCAGATGCAATGTTCCAGCAAGCCGGGAGAGAATGTTCTTGATCTGTTCGCTGGCTCTGGCACAACGATCATGGCAGCGGAGCAGAACGGGAGGCATGCATATTGCATGGAGTTTGACCCAAAGTATGCCGATGTAATCATTGATCGTTGGGAGAAGTTCACAGGGGATAAGGCGGTGCTTCTGAGTGACGGTTGAAGAGGCACAGGGAATTATTGACAAAACAAACAGCCCGTATTTGAAGCGGGACATGGAGAAGTTTATCAAACGCCAGAGGAGAAAGGAGGGCGGTTATGGGGAGACCGAGAAAAGAAATAGACATGAAGCAGTTCGAGAACCTGTGCGCACTCCAATGCACACTCGAGGAAATCTGCGGGTGGTTCGGAATCACGGACAAAACGCTGGATTCATGGTGTAAACGGACATATGGCGCACTTTTCTCCGAAGTTTTCAGGCAAAAGCGCGGAGCAGGGAAAATTTCCTTACGAAGAAGCCAATGGAAGCTTGCGGAAAAGAATGCAAATATGGCAATCTGGCTAGGAAAACAGTACCTAGACCAGACAGACGGAGCAAGCGAAAAGAGCGGAGACCCGGCAGCTTTGGCGGCTTTGATTCTGGCGCTCAAGGGCAACGGAAATGCAGATTAATCCATTATCGAAAAAGCAACGGCAGATCATGGAGTTTGCACAGTCGGAGGATATGGCGCTGATCTGTGATGGCTCTGTCCGTTCCGGAAAAACAACAATTATGGCGTTGACGTTCGTCTTATGGGCGATGAATAACTACGATCATACGAATTTCGCCATTTGCGGGAAGACGGTTCAGGCGGCGGAAAGAAACATATTAAAGCCATTGATGGAGGTCGATGGGTTAGGCGCGGCTTTGTCGATGAGTTATAAAGTTTCGACGAGGATTCTCACGGTACGAAGCGGAAACAAGACAAACTGGTTTTATCTGTTCGGCGGCAAGGACGAAAGCTCGTATATGCTCATTCAGGGCATTACACTTGCGGGTGTGCTGTTCGACGAAGTGGCACTTATGCCGCGTTCGTTTGTGGAGCAGGCGCTTTCCCGTGCGATTTCGTTTGAACATCCGAAATACTTCTTCAACTGCAATCCGGAAAGCCCGAGCCATTGGTTCTACAAAGAGTGGATTGAGCGTCCGCGCGAGAACACGCAGCACATCCACTTCCTGCTGGAAGACAATCCAATTCTTACTCCGCAGATGATCGAGCGGACGAAAGGAATGTATTCCGGCGTATTCTACGACAGATACATTCTCGGGCGTTGGGTAATCGCAGAAGGGCTTGTGTATCCGATGTTTGGAGAAAACTGCATCGTGCATGATGGCCCGGATGACGGGGACTTTTACATTTCCATCGACTACGGAACGAGAAACCCGTTTTCCGCTGGGCTTTGGAGGGTCACGAAAAAATGCGCGGTTCGAGTGGCGGAAGTATATTATTCCGGTCGAGCCGAACACCACCAGAAGACCGACGAAGAGTACTGCGACATGGTGGAACAGTTGGCGGGAGACAGAACAATATCGGCGGTCGTCGTAGACCCTTCGGCAGCGTCGTTTATCGAAGCCTTGCGGAGACGCGGGCGGTTCAAAGTTAGGCACGCGGATAACGATGTAATGAACGGAATCCGAACCGTGTCTGCTTTTCTCAAAAATGGGAAAATAAAAATACACGAAAGCTGCGAGAACTCCATACGTGAATTTGGGCTGTACCGGTGGGACGACAAAGCAAGAGAAGATCAAGTTATAAAGGACAACGACCACGCGATGGACGATATTCGGTATATGGCTATGACGGTACTGAAAAAGGCGTTCAAAGAGCATTCGTTCGTGCCTGAACTGGCGCGGTGAGGTAAAAGATGAAAACATATCAGGATTTTTTAGAGGTTGCGGAAAAGTCTGACCGGGAACGGATGGAATTTATTTTGTCCGCGATAAATAATCACAAAGACTCGGATTTATACAAACAGGCGGTTATTGCGAAGGAGTATGACGCGCACCGGAATGTGACAATTGCCAATTTTCAAAAGCTGCTTTATACGCTCAACGGGAAAGTCATTCCGGACAACTACAGTCCGAACTATAAGCTTCGGAGCAATTTCTTTGCAAATTTCATCACGCAGGAAACGCAGTATTTGCTTGGAAACGGCGTGACACTGAAAAAAGAGGAAAACAAAGCGAAGTTGGGCGCTGGGTTTGACACACGGCTCCAAGACGCAGCGCACGACGCGCTTGTCGGCGGCGTTTCCTATGGTTTCTGGAATCTCGATCACCTTGAAGTGTTTGATGTGACAGAATTTGTTCCGCTTCTGGATGAGGAAAACGGAGCGCTTCGGTCGGGCATTCGTTTCTGGCAAGTATGCACAAGCAAGCCGCTGCGTGCTACTCTCTTCGAACCTGACGGATTTACACAGTACATCCGACGGAGCGGGGAAGAAATGATGATTTTGGAGCCGAAGCGCGGCTATGTGGCTGTGGAAGCGACTTCTGAGATTGACGGGACCGAACTTCTGGCGTATCAGAATTATCCGGGCTTCCCTATTATTCCCATGTACGGGAACCGCGCAAAGCAGTCTGAACTGGTCGGACAGCGCGAGGCGATTGACTGCTACGATTTGATCAAATCCGGCTTTGCGAATACGGTTGATGATGCATCCGTTATTTACTGGACAATTTCCAATGCTGGCGGCATGGACGAGATCGGTATGGCACGGTTCAAAGAGTCCATGCGGAGAATTGGCGTAGGTCTTGTGGACGATGACGGCGCGAAGGCAGAGGCTCATACGCTCACAATCCCGGTTGAAGCTCGGGAAGCGCTTCTTTCCAGAATCAGCGACGATCTGTACCGAGATTTTCAGATGTTGGACGTTACAAAACTGCAAGGCGGGCAGAAAACAGCGACGGAGATCAATGCGGCATATCAGTCGATGGATAACAAGGTCGATCAATTCGAATACTGCGTAATTGATTTCTTACAGGCACTTTTCAAAATCGTCGGGATTGAAGATGACCCGTCTTTTACTCGCTCTAAGGTAACAAATCAGCTGGAACAAACGCAGATGGTGCTTCTTGCGGCAAACTACCTAGACGATGAGACAATTTTGAACAAGCTCCCGTGGCTGACGCAGGAAGAAGTCGCCGAAATTCTGAAAAGAAAAGCGGCAGAGGATATTGAGCGCAGCTTCGAGCCGCCGGAGATGGTGAACGATGAGACCTGATAAGGGATACGACCTCACCGAAAAAGAGTTAAAGGCGCTCGAAAAGCGGATATATGATTCTTACAAAGAAGCGTATGACGGTCTGACGGACATCATCAAGGAGTATTTCACAAAGTTCGCAGACCGTGACGAAGCCGAAAAGGCACGGATGGACGCTGGCGATATCACAGAGGAACAATACAAGCAATGGCGGCTTGCACAGATCGGGCGTGGAAAGCGCTTTGAGGCGCTACGGGATAAGGTCGCAGAGCGCATGACAAATGCAAACGCTGCTGCTGTTGCGTATGTCAACGATGCAACGCCGGGCATTTACAGTTTGAATCGGAATTTCGCGGCGTACACCATTGAGCAGGTGACCGGCGATGTCGGATTTGATTTATGGGACGAACAGACTGTAAAGCGCTTGATCGTGGAACAGCCGGAGCTTATGCCGTATTACCCGCCGAAAAGAGCGTTAAAACGTGGAATTGATCTTGCATGGGGCAAAAAGCAGATCACAGCCAGCGTCACAAGCTCCATTTTGCAGGGCAAGAGCATTAAGCACATGGCAGACGATCTACAATCCAGAATTGTCACCATGAACCGCGATTCCGCTATCCGAACAGCTCGAACGGCAGTCACGGGTGCGCAGAACGCCGGACGGATGGATTCTTACTTTGCAGCTGAAAAGATGGGGATTAAATGCCGCAAAGAGTGGATGGCAACGTTTGATGGCAGGACGCGCCATTCTCACGCGATGATCGATGGTGAAATCGTGGATAACGATAAGAAGTTTTCTAATGGTTGCCGTTTCCCAGGAGACCCGCAAGGAAGACCGGAAGAAATATACAACTGCCGCTGCACGCTGGTATCTGCGATAGAGGGAATTGACACTTCCAATGGGAAACGTCGAGACAGATACGGAATTCTGCCGAATATGACATTTGCACAGTGGGAGAAATCAAAGCGTGGGGAAGGCTATTTACAAAGATGAACGTTGAATTTATCGACAATTCCGAACAAGTGAAGTCCGCTATGCACGACGCGCTGATTCGCGCCCTCGAAAAGATCGGCATGACGGCTGAAAAGTATGCAAAGCGGCTTTGCCCGGTCGATACCGGCAATCTGAGGAACAGCATCACGCACCGTGTGAATGAAGAAGAGCCAGCGGCATACGTCGGAAGTGACACGGAATATGCCGCATACGTCGAACTCGGAACCGGTAAGTATTATCCGGGCGGAAGACCTACGCCGTGGGCGTATCAGGACGCAAATGGGAATTGGCACTGGACGGCGGGAAATAAAGCACAGCCGTATTTGAAGCCCGCAGCGGCTGACCATGCATCCGAATACCGGAAGATCGTAGAGGATGAATTCAAAAATGGCTGAAAGTTTGCGTAAGAGAGCCTAAAATATGCGGTATAAATGTGGTAACAGTGAAGAAACGACTGTTGCCACATTTTTTTGTTCTGTCGCGGCAAAGAACCGCCGACAAGGGAAAGGGAGATAGAACATGGCATTAACAAGGAAGCTCCTAAAGGGAATGGGGCTGACGGAAGAGCAGATGGACACGATCATTGAGGCGCACACCGATACCGTAGACGGGCTAAAAAGCGATCTCGCGCGGTATAAGGCAGACGCTGAAAAGCTCCCCGGAGTACAGGCGGAGTTGGAAAACCTGAAAGCCAAAGGCGACGATGGCTGGAAGGATAAGCACGACAAGGTCAAACAGGAATTTGACGACTACAAAAGAGAGCAGATGCAGAAGGAAACCAAGAGCGCGAAGGAATCCGCGTATCGGGAACTTTTGAAGTCTGCGGGTATCAGCGAAAAGCGCATTGATTCGGTTTTGAAGGTCACCGATCTTTCTTCGGTTGAATTGGAAGACGGCAAAATCAAGAACGCCGATGATTTGAAGAAGTCCATCAAGGAAGAGTGGGCAGATTTCGTCGTTACCACGAAACAGAAGGGCGCGGACACCAAAGACCCGCCCGCAAACAACGGCGGCGCTATGAGCCGGGACGACATCTTTAAGATCAGGGACGCGTCTGAACGGCAGGCAGCAATTGCCGCAAATCTCAATTTGTTCGGAAAGGAAGAATAATATGGCAGCAAAAAACAACCTGACCATGACGAGCGACGTTCAGGTAACCGCTCGTGAAATCGATTTTGTAACCCGCTTTGCGCGGAACTGGCAGCACCTGCGCGACATTCTGGGCATTATGCGCCCCATCAAAAAGCAGCCTGGCACCGTCCTGAAATCCAAGACCGCAAGCGTGACGCTCGCGCAGAGCGTCGGCGAGGGAGAAGAGATTCCCTACTCCAAAGCGACGGTCATTGAGAAGGACTATGCGAACATCAACGTCGAAAAGTACGCGAAGGCGGTCTCTATCGAGGCAATCAAGGAATACGGCTATGATGTCGCAGTCGCGATGACCGACGAAGCTTTCCTGTATGAGCTTCAGACCAACGTCACGAACCGGTTCTACGACTACCTGAATACCGGCCTTCTGAGCGTCAGCGAAACCAACTGGCAGCGTGCGCTTGCGATGGCGAAGGGCGCTGTTATCAACAAGTTCAAGCAGATGCACAGAACCGCGACAAACGTTGTCGGCTTCGTGAACGTCATGGACTTGTATGACTATCTCGGCGGCGCTGATATCACCATCCAGACTGAATTCGGCTTCCAGTACATCAAGAACTTCATGGGCTACAGCACCGTGTTCCTGCTGTCTGACGAAGAAATCAAGCGTGGTCGTGTTATTGCGACTCCGGTCGAGAACATCGTCCTATACTACATCGACCCGGCTGACAGCGATTTCGCCCGTGCCGGTCTTGACTACAGAACTGATGGCGAAACGAACCTGGTTGGTTTCCACGTGCAGGGCAACTACTCCACGGCGGTCTCCGAGTCCTTTGCGATCATGGGCATGACCCTGTTCGCGGAGTATCAGGACGGCATTGCCGTTGCTGACATTGACGAGACCCCGTCGCTCGGCACACTGACCGTTACTTCGGCAGCCGGAACCGCAACCGGCGACACGAAGATCACGGTTACCCCGGCAAAGGAAGTGTCTGGGAACGTCTACAAGTACAAGGTAGGTGAGTCGGCTGAGACGGTTACCTACGGTCAGAATGTCAGAACGTGGTCGACGTGGGACGGCAAGTCCGATATCACTGCGACGACGGGCAAGAAGATCACAGTCGTTGAGGCTGACGCGACTTACAAGGCGCAGAAGTCCGGCAACGCGACGGTAACGGCGAAGTAATGGAGGTGGCGGTGTGATGCTGACTGAATTATGTGGCGTGCTTCGAAACTGGTTCGAAACTGACAGAATCAGTGGTACGTACACGGTCGAAAACGGCAGCATCACACTGCCGTTTTTGCAAAACGGACAGTTTTTCCGTGTGGTGGGCTCTGTTTTCAACGACGGAGTTCACCAATACCCGGATTACGCGATGGCAGACGAGACATTTGACGGCTCTATCTGGCCGATGTCTGTTCCTCCCGCACTTCTCTGCTTGGGAGAGGAAATCAAGGCGTGGCAGAAAAAGAACGGAGACATCGCCGCGAGCCCGTACACGTCGGAGAGTTTCGGCGGGTACAGCTATTCGAAAACGACAAGCGGGTCTGCAACCGGCGCTGGAATGGTAACATGGCAGTCTGTTTTTAAGTCGCGCCTGAACCAATGGAGGAAGATATGAGCTTACTTGACGATTTTGCAAGACCGTGTGTCCTCTTGGATAAAAGCCGTGTTCCGGACGGCGAGAGCGGCTATATCACGACGTGGGCGGAAGGCGCGGAGTTTTACAACTATCAGGCACTTGATACGTCGATGGAGGCAAGGAGAGCCGAAAAAGAGGGCGTTACAAGCGTTTACTCGGTTCTGGTTCAGCAAAGCGTTCCGATTGAGTATAACGACTTCTTCCGGGATAAAACGACCGGCGAGACGTACCGTGTAACATCGGAGCCGATGGCAAAGAAAACCCCACGCTCGGCGAGTTTCGCGCTCAAGTATTTCACGGCAGAAAAGAAGGCGTTACCGGCATGACAAAAGGACAGGCTCTACAAGAATGGTTTTCGCAGTTCCTGACAGCCTATTCTACGTCCAGCGTGCCGGACGATGCTGTTTTCCCGTGGCTCACGTATGAGCTTATTACGGGCGCATGGGACAGCGGAGAAATCGGGCTTACGGTGAATCTGTGGTACTACACGGAAAAGGAAGCAGAACCGAATGCCAAAGCGCAGGAAATTTCGGACGCGATCGGCTTGGGCGGCGTGTTCGTTCCGTGCGACGGCGGCGCAATTTGGATTAAGCGCGGAACGCCGTGGTGCCAGAACATCGCGGACGATTCCGACAAATACATCAAGCGGCGGTATTTGAACGTAACGGTCGAATACATTACCGCGAACTGAAAGGACTGATTTCATGGCGAAATTTACAAAAATTCCGGCGGATACGTTTAAGCAGCTGCAAATCAACGCTGGCGTTGTTTTGAGCGAATTTACGCCTGCAACCGGAACGTTTGAACCGGAGAACCAGATCGGTGCAACTACCGGCGGCGTTACGTTTTCCGCGACACCGACGTATTCCGACTACGGCTCGGATGTGGACAATTGCCCCAAGAACACAATGGAAATGAAGCGGCTAGACGATGTCGAAGTGAAGCTTTCCGGTACATTTGTAACGGCTACGACTGCCTCCGCGAAATCTCTCATGGCGGCGGCTGACATCGACGGCACGGATACAACGAAGGTTGTTCCTCGGCGCGATCTTTCGACGGCTGACTTTGCGGACATCTGGCTTGTGGGCGATTATTCCGACAAGAACGGTGCAACGAATGGCGGTTTCATTGCTATTCGTCTTATGAACGCGCTGTCGACCGGCGGATTCCAGCTGAAAACAGCGGACAAGAACAAGGGGCAGATGGCGTTTGAGTACACGGCGCACTATTCGATGTCGAAGCAGGACGTTGTGCCGTATGAGGTTTATATCAAAGCAGGTACGGCTGAAACGTAAGGAGAAGAAAGTATGAAATTTTCGGAACTTAGCACGGATAGGGCGGCTGACGTTCTTTGCGAGGTCAGCGTGTACGCGCTCAACATCCTGACGGACGATGAGCTTCGAGAGAGTCTGAAAGCACAGATCGACGCGGAGAAGCCGCAGACAGCCGGTGAAAAATACGCGATCGGTGCGCAGAAGATCGGGCAGTGGATTCCCCTGATCCTGAAAAAGCATCGGGAAGATGCACTCGGCATTGTGG